GAATACAACGCTGACAATAGACGGCAACTTAACGGTGGTATGATATGGCTGGAACATTAACAGTTCAAAACTTACAGGGTCCGTCAACTGGAGCCAATGCGAATAAGATTATTATACCGAGTGGTCAGACGCTTGATGTGTCTGGTGGTACGCTTACGCCGAGTGCTGGTGCAGTGGTGCAAGCTAAAATTCATAAATGGCAAACAGCTACAAATACATCTTCAACATCTTATATAGACGCAACAGATAGTTCTTTTAGTTTTACACCTCTGTATGACGATAGTTTATTATTAATATCGCTTAATATGTCTATGAATCATAGAGAAACTGTTAATGGTAATGCAAGTGGTTGTGCAGCTAGAATTAATTATAATGGCGCTGCTGTAGACGATTATTCAGCCAATTATGAAACTTATGCGTATCTCGGATACGATACGCACTTCAAACTATCAAGAATAGCCTCTGTAACGTCAGGAACAACCAGTGCTGTTACGATTAAAGCACAAATTGCTTTGTATACAGGAACTGACATAAGGCATAATGCAAATGGTGTGTTTTACTCTTATATTCAGGTTTTGGAGATTAAACAATGAGTACTCTCTACGTTGACAATCTCGAACCTAATCTTGGTAGCCGTGTACTGGCGGCAGGTCATGTGGTGCAGGTAGTAAATGAAACGTATACTACCCAAGTCACAACCACTGGAACTTCGTTTATAGACACAGGATTAACTGCGAGTATCACCCCTACTTCTACATCATCTAAAATATTGATTTTGGTATCACAACATCTGGAGATGGTGTCTTCTCCGGATACTAATGCACAACATCAGCTTAGTTTAGTTATTACAGATGGTTCTAATAATATAATATTTGGACAATCTGGAAATAATCAATTTCGTGTAAAAGAACAATATGCTTTTGCGTGGCAAGCTAATTTAAACGCTATTCATTCGCCTAATACAACAAGTTCTTTTACTTATAAAACACGGTTTAAAGTGCAGCTATCAAACAATACATCGGCAGTCGTACAGGATAATAATCACCATTCTAATATTACGTTAATGGAAATCGCACAATGAGCAGCATAATCAAAGTTGATACAATACAGAACGCTGCTGGTGGTACGCCTACTGCTGGTGATTTGGGGTTGAATACTACGGGTAGTGTGTTGCAAGTAAAAGAATTTACTTTTACTACGCTTTATACAATAACTACCAGCACTTTTACATCGGTTGGTAGTGGAACAATAACACCAATATCTTCATCGAGTAAGATACTAGTGTACTGTCATAATCATGTTTACATTACAACCCGAACAACTGCGGGAAGTTGGAGAGGAGCCAACATGCGAATTTTGAGAAATTCAAGTTCGATTTATGAAGATACTGATTACGGTATTGGTGCATATCTAAATGATACACAAGAAAGGTGGATGGATTATCATACATGGCAACTTTTAGATTCGCCGAGTACCACATCTCAGATAACCTATGAAAGTCAGTGGAGACCGTACGGATCAGGAACAACTGTTGATATACTTGTTAATAATCCAGCTTACGGTGCAGGTGGTAAGATGATTTTAACAGAAGTTGCAGGTTAAAGGAATAAACAAATGACAACTATAGCAAATGCATTATCAGAACTCGGCGTCACAGAGTGGGTACTTCGTGGTGAGCCTACAAGTGAAGCAGAGTTCAACTCTATGTTCCGTAAAGTTACCGGAGCAGACGCTAACGGTTCAGCAATAGAAAGCTCTAATCCTGCCGATTGGGGTACTACATGGTCTGCCGTATCTGCAAAGCGAGACGAGCTTATTGCAGCGGAGCCTATGAGACTTCTTCGTGCAGAGCGTGACCGTCGCATTGCGGAGACAGATTGGTGGGCATCGAGCGATTTAACGATGACGGCAGAGCAGACTGCGTATCGTCAGGCTTTGCGAGATGTACCTGAGAATTATACGTCACTTGACGATGTAGTGTGGCCAACAAAGCCATAAGGAACTAATAAATGGCACTGAGCACAATCCAGAACAACAGCTTTGCAGACACTGCGGTACACGGGTATCGCAACCTGATTATCAATGGTGCAATGACCGTGGCACAGTCTGGGGATTATACAATAACAACGTCTGGTTCTCCTGAGTATGGCGGCACTGATCGCTTTCATATGTGGTCATATACAAGTACAGAACAAGTAGTTGGTGACGTTACACAATCTACTGACGTGCCTAGCGGTCAAGGTTTTGCTTGTTCAAGAAAGTTTGATGTGACTACAGCAGAAAGTGCTGTTGCAGCAGATGAAGTATTACTTATTGGTCAATATATTGAGTCGCAAAATCTACAACATTTAGAATACGGAACAAGTAGTGCTAAAGATGTTACCATGTCATTTTGGATTAAGACTACGAAAGCAGGAACGTATTGTTTTTTCTTACAGCAAGACGATGGTGATAGAATTTATGTCAAAGAATACACTGTTGATGCCAGCGATACATGGGAAAAGAAAATAATTACTATACCGGGCGATGCCTCTGGTACTTTAAATAACGACAATGGTAGAGGTCTTTGGTGTGCATGGGTTCTTATGGCAGGAACTGATCGACAAGGAACAGCAAACGCATGGAGAGCCACAGGTGCAGACTATGCTACATCGAATCAAGTTAATGCCGTAGATAGTGCAAGTAATAATATATATCTCACAGGCGTTCAATTAGAGGTCGGCTCTGAAGCAACCCCGTTCGAGCATCGCAGCTATGGGGATGAGCTTGCACGGTGTCAGAGGTATTGTCAGTTTTGGGGAGAAGATACCACTGTTTCGGGAGCTGTGTATAATAACGACAAAGACATATACTTTCCTTTTAATTTTCCCGAAATGAGGACTACACCTGCTGTTACTTTTTCGTCCTCTGCATTGATTTTTGTAAATGATACTAATGGTAATTACATCATCACGGCGGGTGGTTCTAACAATGATAATAGTCGGTCTATTCGCTTTCAGGCGCTTGATATTGGAATAGGAACGCAGGGCCAAGCATGTTGGTTCCAAATGAATACGGCAGGCTCATATTTTCTTTTGGAGGCTGAATTATGAACATAATTTCTGCACAGTATAATCGAGATAAGATTAATGGTGGAAATTCCTCTATACAGGCAACTATTGATGGTAAGGAGTGGTCAGTACCATTAGACCCCGCCAACCGCCACTACGCTGAAATTCTACGCCAAGTAGAAGCTGGGACTTTAACTATTCAAGACGCCGAGTAAAACGCTCATAGTATTATAAATACAGATAAACATGCATAGGGGCGTTAAGGAAAAAATCTATGACTATAACAAAAGTAAAAAACGACGGTGTAGATTTTAGCGAAGCATCGAATATTGCTTTTGATACTAACACTCTCTATGTGGATGCTATTAACAATCGAGTTGGCATTGGAATGACTTCGCCTAGCTATAAACTAGACACCTATGGCGCTGTGGCTTCTCGGGGATCAGGTTTAGGCAACGCATCTTTTGTTCTACAAGAGCAAGGAAATAATCCGTGGCATTTACTGCAGTTTACGGGCGGGGCTTTCAGCATAAACTACAATGGCACATCAAGTGTAAATTCTACACTGGCTATCGACAGCAGCGGTAATGTTGGTATTGGCGCAACGTCTCCCGATACAAGGTTAACTGTTTATGACGCTATAAAAATATATCAGAGCGCATTAACGGATAGTCTTACACTTTCTGTAGATACATCAAGTTCATACGCAGTAACAGGAACTGTTGATGATGTTGGATTATCCTTTGATAATAATACAACAGTCAGAGGATATAAATGGTCAGTTAATGGAGATCCAAAAGTTCTTATTAATGGTGACGGTGATGTTGGTATTGGAACGACTTCTCCATCATATAAATTAGATGTTGATGGTAGTATTGCGGCGTCAAGATATGGATTTAGAGTTAGTGGTGACTATTCAGCGTTAAGTCAAACATCATCTGGAGCAATGACTATTTTAGGTCATAATGCTGTTGCTTCTACTTCCGTTGACAATCAGGTAATTGCTCCCAATACTGGATATCACTCTAATTTTATAAGAATGTATTATGATAATGGTATAGCATTTCACACCACTAGCAGCACAAATACAGCTAACGATATTGTATATGATCACTCAACTCCTGCAAATCAGGTTTCTGGTGCAGGAGAAAGAATGCGAATAACGCCTTCTGGTGCAGTAGTTGTGGGTGGTTATTCTTATACAGACGCAGATTTAGTGGTTTTAGAAAATAATTCTGGAACACTTGGGAATTTACGAGTTGGATTTAATCGACAGAGATCATTTACTGCCAGTTTAAACGGCAGCGATACGAGATGGTATAAGCTGATAGAATATACTGCTGGAAATATGTGGACTGGACGCTGTTTTATTGGTATAAATCGTAATGGCGGCTTCAATCAATCTGGCGCTTATAAAGAATATAAAGCAGCAATTGGTGGATATAACAACGCTATATATGGTCCCTTAAATGCGACAGGAGATACTGGAGAAGGCGGATCAGCATCTCTGATGCTCGGTTCAGATGAAGCACTATATCTGCAATGTAATCCTAATATATATGGCGGATTGGTTACTGTTTATTTAGAAGGCAACTTTAGCAATTGGGCATATGATGGAAGTTATGTGACATCAAGTCCATAATAGGAAAGAAAAATGGAAGAGATAATTGAAACAGAAGAACCAGATCCTAGTCAACTAACTATAGTTCTAATGATGCGTGATGAACGTGATCGTAGACTACGAGAAACGGATCACTGGGCATATCAGGACGCACCTCCAATGACACAAGAACAAATAGATTATCGTCAGGCATTGCGGGATGTGCCTCAAAATTATACTTCAATTCGTGACGTAGTATGGCCAACAAAACCGGAGTAAGGATAACAAATGGCAATCACATATACATGGAATTTCAATCCACTTGAAACAAAGCCAACAGAAGGCGATTTGTCTGATGTTGTAACAACAATTCATTGGCAGTTACATGGTACAGATGATGAAACAAATGCGTCATCTAGTAGTATAGGAACAGTATCTGTTGGTGCTGCCGATGCTGATAACTTTACAGCATTTGCTGATTTAACAGAAGCAACTGTCAAAGGTTGGGTTCTTGCTGGGTTAGTACAAGACGAAGAAACCTCTGAACAAGCAGAAGCTCGTCTACAGCAAAACATTAGCAATGCTATTGACAAAATTAATAATCCTCCTATTGTTAATAGAACTGCACCCTGGGTTTCATAATTATAAATAAAAAGAAAACCCACAGGAGCGTTAGATGGCTCAACCAACTACAAGAGCAGAATTCAAAGAGTGGTGCCTTAGAAAACTAGGTAAACCAGTGATAGAGATTAACGTTGATGATGATCAGGTTGATGATCGCATTGACGAGTCTTTGTCATATTATTGGGACTATCATTTTGATGGTGCTGAAAAGACGTTCTTAAAACGTGCTCTAACATCTGACGACATTTCTAACAAATACATTGACGTAGCAGAAAACATCATCGGTGTTGTAAATCTATTTGACATCGGTGATGCTCTTTCTGTCAATAATCTATTCAACATCCGCTATCAGTTTGCTCTCAATGACATGTATGATATGAGCAACTATCGCCTTCAAGAGTATATGATGGCAATGCAACATATTCAGTTCATAGAAGAGATGTTAGTTGGAAAGCAACCTATTCGCTACAATCGTCATATTAATCGTCTGTATATTGATATGGATTGGGGTCGTGTTAATGTCGGCGACTATATTATAGCAGAGTGTTATCAGATTGTTGACCCTACTGTATATGCTGATGTATATAAAGACCGTTGGTTGCAAAACTATACAACTGCTAAGATTAAGTATCAATGGGGATCAAATCTTACAAAGTTTAATGGTATGCAACTCCCCGGTGGTGTTACATTCAATGGTGAACAGATTCTACAGGATGCTAGAGACGAGATACAAAGATTAGAAGAAGACATGATAACATCTTATTCATTGCCCGTACACGATATGGTAGGATAAGATTATGGCTACTTCGCTATACTTCAATAACTTTGGCTCTTCAATGGAGCAATATTTAATAGAAGATTTAGTTATTGAATCAATCAAAATCCATGGGCATGATGTGTATTATCTTACAAGAACTGCTGGTGCAAAAGATGATATTCTTAACGAAGATGATTTATCTGAGTTCAAACGTGCCGATTTCATTGACATGTATATTAAGAACATCGATGGATTTGAAGGCGAAGGGGATTTCTTATCACGATTTGGTTTAGAGATTCGTGATGAAATGACTCTTACAATTGCAAGAAGAACATTTGAACTTGAAGTATCACAGTATACTGGTAATGATAGACCACTTGAAGGTGATCTAATATACTTCCCATTGAACAAAAAGATGTACGAGATTAAGTTTGTTGAGCATGAGCCTATATTCTATCAGATGGGCGCTCTTCAAATGTATGATCTTCGTGTAGAGTTATTTGAGTACTCACAAGAGACATTTAATACAGGTCTTGAAGAGATTGACGACCTTTATGAGTTCTATGAGACAACATCAAATACATCTATTGAGTTCTTAGAAACACAAGATGAACTTGCTGACAACTATGTGATTGAACAAGCATCTGACGACATTATTGACTTCTCAGAGGCTGATCCATTCTCTTCTGGAGGTAGATGGTAATGTTTGGTCATTCTTTTTACCATGGTTCTCTACGAAGATATGTAACAATCTTCGGCACATTGTTCAATGAGGTTCTTATTTCTCGTGACAATAATAGTGGTACAACAGTAAAAACATTCCGTGTTCCTATCGCATATGGTCCAATGCAGAAGTTTCTTGCAAGACTTGAAGCAGATCCCGATCTAAATGCTCCTACAGCAATCTCTTTACCTCGTATGTCGTTTGAGTTAACAAATGTTGTATACGATCCAGATCGTAGATTAACTGGCAGAATGAGAAATACAAAGCCATCAACTGCAGACGACAATATTCTTATATCTCAGTTTACTCCAGCACCATATAATATGGACTTTACATTGTCTATTATGGCAAAGTATGCTGAAGATGGTACAAAGATATTAGAACAGATATTACCATTCTTTAAACCGGAGTGGACAACTTCTGTTAAGATGATTGATAGTTTAGATGAGTATTATGATATACCAACAATTCTTACTTCTGTCAACAGTGAAGAAGTTTATGACGGTGACTTTACAACAAGAAGAGTTGTCATTTGGACATTAACATTTACAATGAAAGGATACTTCTTCGGACCTGTAACGAATAAGAAGATTATCAAGTTTGCGAATACAAACTTCTATGCAAGTCCAAGAGACGGTGATTTTACAACAAATGCTACTCCAGCAGAGCGTGTCAAGATTTACCCTGGTCTTACAGCAAATGGTGAACCAACAACACTTGCTAATAATACTATTGATTATACAGAAATCAATAAGGATGACGATTGGGGTTATATTGTCATTATTGAGGATGCATAGTGATGGACGACGAAACTATTACATCAGCACTTGGTATCACTCCTGTTAAACACGACAATGTTCCCGTTGTTGTACCAGATAAGACAGATGATGATATTGAGAACGATTTCAAATATACAAGAGAGAATCTCTATTCAGTCATAGAACAAGGCAATAAAGCACTTGAAGATATGATTGATGTTGCTCGTGCTTCTGAGCATCCAAGAGCATATGAAGTTGTTTCTACTCTAATGAATACTCTTGTAAATGCTAACAAAGACCTCTTAGATCTTTCTAAAAAGAAAAAAGAACTTGCTCCAAAAGAAGAGTTTAGCGGACCACAGACTGTTAACAACAATCTATTTGTTGGATCAACAGCAGATTTACAGAAGGCATTGAAAGACTTATCGGATGATTGAAAAAGGCTATCTTGGTAATGTAAATCTGAAAAGAAAAGGTACTTCAATCGAGTGGTCACAGGAGCTCGTTGAAGAATACGTTAAATGTGCGAAAGACGTGATATATTTTGCTGAGAAGTATATTCAGATTGTTCATGTTGACCGTGGATTGATACCTATTGAGTTATACGAGTATCAAAAAGAAATCATAACAAAATCACAAGATAGCCGTAATGTTATCGTCAATACATCTCGACAGGCAGGTAAAACTACAACTGCCGTTGTTTTGATTCTCCATTATATTCTCTTTAACGAACATAAGACAGTAGCACTTCTTGCTAACAAAGGTGATGCTGCAAGAGAGATATTAGACCGTATTAAGATAGCATTTGAAGCATTACCTAAATGGATTCAACAGGGTGTAGAAGAATGG